AATCCTACCATTTAATTGAGTTTGGGCGTTGCTTGATAAAGTGTTTATAAATTGAAATTCTGAAGAGGTTACAGTGCCATCAGCAATACAGGTAGCAGGTATCGCAGCATTGGAATTAATATCGGCAGCCACAATAACTCCATCATCAATATGAGATGATAGAATTGTATCAGCACCAATCTGAATAGCTTGGTCAGAGGGTTTATTTCCTATATATCCCATTATGTAATTTGCAGAACCGAAAGAACAACATCTAACAAACCACTGGCATGTGAAGATTTGACTTTAAGTTTTTCCCCTGTTTCTAAATTAATAGGCTTATCGAGGGTAAGTGTAGAACCTGCTGGGATTGGTGCACCCTGTGTTATACTATAATCTGTGCTGCTTATTCTAATATCAACATCAACATTTATAGCTGATGAGTGTTTGTTACTTAAATAGACGGCATGAATTACAGCCGTTGTGCTCCCAGGAGCAGTATAAACTTCTGCTGCGGTTGAATCTGAAAGTGTAACAGCAACGGATTTGAAAGCATTAGCCATTGATTAACCTCCCAACGCAATAGCCATCGCCACTGCATCTCCTGCTTTGTCAGATTTCTTATTTACATCAGGGTCTAATACATCAACGGTAACATCAGAGCTATTCTTTACATAAATAGATATATTATCAACATGTCTGTTTATCGCAACTTCACCATCAGCAAGTGTTGGCAAAGTAGGATTTTCGGTGGTTGTACTTTTTAACTTGATAGTGTTTGCCATAATTTTCTCCGTTCATTAGAATGTTCCACCGTCAATGTCAGCCCATACTGGAGCTGAACCATTGCTTTGTAAAATTTTACCATCGGCTCCAATTCCCAATTTGGCAATTGTGGTTCCTGCCGAAGCATAAACTAAATCCCCAGCTGTATAACTAGCGAGATCTGTACCGCCTCTAGCAACATCAACTTTTGTACCTTCCCAAGTGCCAGTTGCGATAGTTCCCAAGGTGGTTATTGTGTTTTGGCCAACATAAGTGGTGGCAATATTTATATCATCAGCATTAACAGTGATCCTGTCTGCAGTTCCTACGACATCAACTGAGTGGCCTGTTTTTGTTAAACCTGCTCCAGCAGTTATAACACCAGCAGCACTGAATTGGGCAAAAGCTATTGCTGTAGATCCAACTGTTATGTCGCCAGTTGTGGTTACCATCCAGCCTTCACTGCCATTGGTTGTACCTTCTTCTACGAATACAAAAGCACCGCTGGTAACTTCAGCATCTGCATCAAAATCTGTTGCTCTAGATGGGGATGCCTTTACAACATAAATACCGTTCTGGGATGCTGTAGATTGATTCTTAACTAAAACACGGTCATTGGTAGCTAGTGTTACACCGTCTATTTCGTCCGCATTATTTAGTGCTGTAGAAATTGTGATGTTCGCAGTGGTTGCGGCTCTCACTGAATCTTTAATATCTAAACCAGTTTTTACAGCATCAACGTATGCTTTTGTGGCAGCATGCAAATCTTGGGTAGGAGCACCACCCAAAGTAGTCACACCACTGCCTGCTACTGTAACATTATTTCCGCTGAAAGTAGTTCCTTCAACTAAAACATCTGCATTAGTTGAGGCAATTACTAAATTATTACTAGAATGGTCACCTGTTATGCCTCCTTCTATGGTCATGTTACCGCTTAAATCTAAGCCGACAAATGCTGGGCTCTGGTCAGTAGCAACATCCTGTCCGATTGCGATTGCAGGTTCCCAACCTTCACCTGCTGAACCTGTTACTGTTACGCCTGTGCCACCTGTAACATTATCAACAAAATTTCCTGTGGTTTCTGCCCCCAGTGCTATGCCATTATCTTTAATAGTTACAGCACCTGAGGTGACAGTGAAATTATCTGAGTGAAAACTTGCTATCCCCTTGTTGGTATTGTCAGCATAAATACTAGAGTCAGTAATATTAACAGCAAGGCTGTAATCATTGTTATTTGCTGCTGCACTTTCCGCTGTTTTTGTTATGCCATTACCTGCAGATAGATTATCTAAAGAAGGTATGTGGTAATTCTCAACGGTTGAACCATTGTGCCTTCCTATAAACAATTTCTTTTCAGCCTGTAATAAAGCAAACTCACCATGTGCCAATCCAGTTGGCTCAGTAGTAGAGGCATTGCTCGAAGCTCGTTTGATTTGAATTGTATTAGCCATTTATCGCTCCTTTATGTGAAAAAACCACCGTCTATATCACCAGTGGTGGCTTCAATTACTATTTCTTTCCATGCACCGTCTCTGCGAACTTGCAATTCATCATCATCAGTGTCATAAAATAAATCTCCATCCTGTGCATAAACACCGCTTGTAGATGGGCTTGTTCCCACAGCTACACGATGGTCTAATTCATTAATTGCGTCCCTTAAATTACTTGCTGCTAGATTTGAACTTGAATTGTCAAATGTTACTGCTGTCGCACTAGCTATATTTTGGACTTGTATAGTTTTGTTGTCTTCTGTAACTGTTATATTTACATTATCTGCCATTTAAAAACTCGGATCTGTAATTGTGTCTGTTACTGTAATTTTCCCCTTAATATATCGGTGCACATTATCTGCACTGTCCTTTGCCAGCAAATCATACATCAATTCATCTTCGTCTGGCAGAACCTCTGTTTCACTTGCTGCCATAGTCATTTTCATCTTACCATCAACTGCTTCGGTAATTGTACATGTGAATGAACTTTCAAGTTCTTCAGTTGACTTTCTTCGCACTTCAGATTTGAAAGTAAATCCTGTGAGATTGATGGCACTACTATTGGCGTCTAAAAATGTAAACACCGTTTCGTAATAAACACCCTTCTCAAGCTTGAGGTTGTGAGTGGCAACTGCCATTTACATAGCTGCTCTAATAGCATCTGCCATTTCAGATTTTTTCATCCTGGCTGATAATTCGACATCTGGGAAATTCTGAGCCGCATAATCATTCAACTCATCTTTTGTCATTTCAGATATCGCATCACCACCACCGCCACCAACCAATTTAAACAAATGCGGGAAATCAGCCATAAGCTGTTCTGCTTTTGCTACAGGAATTGATTGCACACAAGAATCTGGGTCGTTCAAATTAAACTCAACGCCATCGCTTGTATATTTCTTTACAGAATCCGCACCAGTGAACTCTACTTTTACGCTACTTGCCATGATTTGCTCCTTTACTTCTTAACATATACCTTTGCAGCCATTAAAACCATGCGAATAGAGGCCAAATTCACACCATATTCGCCAGATAATTGTTTTACGATGTTATTGCTCGTTTCCTTTGTTGGCTTGGCTTCTTGGTATCTTTTAACAACTTCCTTTTTTAGGTCACCAGACCACTGCTTTTTTTGATTAGGCACAGTGCTTACCATTTTATTCTGATAAGAACCTTTTAAAACTTCAAATTCTTCTGGAAAATCAGATACAAGCTGTTTAGCTTTTTCTGTAGAAACTTCTGCTATTTGTTTTTCGGGATCTTTTGCGTCTAATTCTAACTCAACTTCGTTATCAATCCCTCGATAGATAGACTTTATATTTGGGATGCCAAGATATTTTACTACTGCCATTGCTTTCCTTTTCCTAGTGTTCTCAGAGGGGAGTACAAGCCTCCCCTCTAAAAACATCAACCCGATTAATTAAGACGTAAGATTGTAACCGTTACCGATAGTCTCTTCGCCTGTACCAACAGGTGTCATCACCTGAGTAAAAGCAACACGACGAGAAGCCACAGCAATATTCTGCTGGGTTTCTATATCACGGTCAGTTTCAACCATTAATCCACTAGGCTTTTCAGCTGTATAGAAAGCACGAGTGTTCGCATACATAATATGCGTTTTGGTGGTAGTAGAACCATCATGAACACCAGTAGCATTCAGATCCTGACGAACGAATTCACTAATGATAATCGGTGAACCGTCAAGGTTTGCCAATTGACCATTTTTAATCGTTGCCGCTGGACCGAATTTATCCATAGTCAGCACTTCAGAAAGACCAAGTAACTGAATGAATCCAGATATGCCGCAAATCCAAGCACAATCACTAGAATTTACACCAAAGCGACCCATAGATTTACGGATACTTCGTAGGTTCGCAACACTTAAAGTGGAAATATCAACACAAGCGTTACCAGTGTTGTTACCACTAAATGCCCGCAAACCATCCCAGGATTTCGCAACCAAAGTTGCTGCACCTGCATGTGTATCAGAATCATGATGAGTAGAACTAGAATTTCCATTGACACAAGCAATTTCTTCAGCATCAACCAAAGCCTGAACCAGCTCTTCCCGAACTAGAGGCATAACAGCAATTGCTGAATCCTCATCTAATTCGTAAGAAAATAACATTCTGAGACCGTGTTTAACGGCAGAGAAAGTTACTTTAGCAGACGGAGGTGTTGCCACTCCAATTTTGGTACCAGAATCGGCAGTATTCTCACCTACAAGGTAAGCATCCCGACGTGCACCACGGACTGGGAGTTCCCAGGATCCAAACTTCGCTGGCATGGTAATTCTCGGAAACAATGCAGCCACTTTTAATTGTAGCCGAATGTCATCGATAAGTGATGCACTTAAACCAGTTGGAATGAATTCACCACCACTACCTGCTGCACTGGACATTGCTTTACGGAGATCCGTACTGCGTTCCATTTCGTATTTGAACAGATTATAACTGTCCAAACCTTTTACAGCTTGTGTGTAGGTCATTGCATTACTAGGACTGGTTTGGCTAGTGATAGCCTTGTGCATACCAGTTAAGTATAGAGCATCATTAAGATCGTGTAGGATAGGATCGCAGTCGTAAGATCCAGATTTCTGCCAACCACCTGAACGACTCCAAGTCGTTGCTGGTTTATACAGAGCTCTAGAAATAGGATCATCATAACCCCATTGTTCACGGACTGTTGAACCCTCTTTCATTACTACATCAAACACAGAACGGTCAGCCTTTTCTTCAGCTTCCGTTTTCACTGCACCAATAGATGCATCAGTAACCGTTTGAAAATCCTTGAACTCACCAATGTGGTCAGACAGATCGTCTGCCATTTTAGATTGTAGTTCTTTGGTTTCAGAGGCACTCCTGGCTGTGTCTGTAAGTACATCCTTCATTTCTTTGATGACGCCAATGATGTCTTCGTTTGGTTTTACGCTGACATCAGGTGTTTCAACATCTTTAGACATGATATTGTACTCCTTTAGTTAAGAGTGTTGTGGGCATCTGGTGCCTCTGGTTTTTTTCCAATAGAACGAATTTCTCCGATCTCTTTTTTCAGCTTAATAGCCTCCAGACTTGTTCTGAGACCAGCTAAATCTTCCTGATTTTCAACCGCTACTTCCTCGATTTCCTCCTTGGGTTGGTCACCAGTTTTTTCTAATAAATCTTCTAGTGCATCCACAGCTGTTTTAGTTTTATCAACAGCATCACTAATCAAAGACCGATTCTTTTTAGATAATACACGTCCAGCCTTTTCTTCCTCTGGCTCGATATATTTAATTTTTACTGTATTGCCACCTACAACAACATTCGTTTCGTCCCAGCCAAGCATCTTTCTGTCTTCAGGTTCTATGGTTGTGCTAGGTTCTTCAGCCTCTTCTACTGGGTGGCCATATTCTTTACACTGAACAGCGAAATCATCCCACTCCCTTTGAGCAATCGCACTAGGCAAAGCTGGAATTGGCACAATAGAGAATTCCATCAGTTCCCACTCCTTGTGAGTCACACCAGTTTGGTGCGGCATGACTGGATCTTTAGAAATTGTTTTTGGTCTAAACCCTATCGACCCTGCATTCAGAAATCCTTTGCGAACCTTTTCGGCAATCATGGTAGCAAATGGGTCTGAACCATCATCGTGAAATATAACATCCGCATCTATATAGCTTTTTGTGACTTTCATACCACTCAAATCAACTTTGCCGATTGGCACCTGATTAGCAGCACCATGACCAAACAAAACAATCGGATTGCTTTTGAAATTTTCCAAGTCAACACCAGCAGGTTCTACTACTTCACCTGTTCGGTCAACTCTTTTTTCTGTAAGTCTAAAACGAACTGTTCCATCATCCTTAATTTCCTTAACGTGTGATGGTGTAAATTGTTTTTCTTTCATTATTCGCTCCTTATTCCAAATAATACTTCCAATTCCTGAACCCTTTTTTCACCTATTGTGTCACGCACAATCTTACGCCATTCTTCATCGTCTTTTTCAGATATGTCGTGAATAGGTTCGTCAGTTTTCTTGTTGCCAATTGTTGTGTGTGCTGATGACAGCTTTTTTTCTTTCTTTTCTTCGGCCACTATAAACCTCCTACACAATAATTCATTGCAATTCTCCATTGCACATCATTAGTCAAATCAAAATAACCATCCCAACCCATACCAAGCATGTGCCTTTTAAGTGCAACACCCTCGAAGCTACCCATATGAGCAAATTCATAGACAGGTGTGTTCTTCATTTTCTTTACCCATGCTTTGCCTTCTGCTTCTGTCATCCTAGCAAAGAAATTACCTTCAGGGTCTGGCCATCTGCCGCCTCTAGCTCTATTGAGAAATCCTCTATAAAATGACCTTCTGTAAAATTCCATTTCTGTCGCACTAACCCCAGCATCAAATCCATATTTCCCCCAAGCATAACCACCCACATCTATGTTAGCATATGTGTTAATGCCTTTGAATCCAGACCTGCGATATAATTCTAATTGTCTGCGGAAAGTTTGTTTCATAAAACTCTTGTTTGTCAAGGAACGGTGTACCCAATATTCTCCATGGTGAATAACATTGGAACCTTTTGGTACATTCCTAGCAATTTCAAACATCCTAGTGCCATTGTGGGCTCTTCCATTAATAAACATCCTTGCTGCACTTGGGCTGAATTGTACATCTATGGTTGCAACTGTTGCTGCTAAATCATCGCTGACAAATGTCCTTATCATTTGCTCTTTTGTATAGTAATTACCAAACATGTCTTTGCAACGATCGGCATTTTTTATATTGTTTTCCCAATTTGGATCGGCTTTGTTGCCCCAGCTGGATCGTGCTTTGCTTCTAGATACAGGATCTGAAATTTTCTTCTCAGCTCCAACTGTTTTTTTGTCAGCTTTTACTGGTAAAGTGAAACAGCGTTCGTTAATATCGCTTGGATAACTAGCATCACCCATATATCCAGGTGGCACATTGAATGCATTGCCCACCTTAACAACCTCGCCATCAACACCAGTGTGAGTATCTCTTACCAAGCCATCTCTCTGTGACACCCACATATGGTTTTCAACTCTATCCGATTGCTTCATACTTCTGAAACGTCCATAATTTGTACCGCTTACAACTTCAGTTCTGGCTATGCGTGCAGCACGGAATGCTGTCTGGCTTTTAAAATAACTCTCAATGCTAGAACCTAGTTGGTTCATGGTAAGATTCTCAGCCGCACCTCGTTTTAAAAGTTTATCGATGCGTTCTTTGGTGGTTTGATTTACAATGGTTGCATATTCAGTTGTCCTTGTGCCTACATATTCAGCAACACGTGGGTCAGACAGAAAAAATTCACCATTAATACTTCTGGCAAATTCTTCTGCGGCCAGTGCAACAGCTTCCATGATATAAGGTTCGCCAAGTGCCTCAAATTCTTTAACCCAAGCATCGAAATCAAACACATCCCCCACATTCATAGCACTAGCCTTGTAAAAAGATTTCGTCCCAAAGTTTGCTATAATCTCTGCTTGTTGTTTTTTAAATAATTTTACTGTTGCCTTCTCAAATTTAGCACTAACCCTCCGTTGGATCCGCAATAGTGCTCGGTGAATCTGTTGCTTTTCTATTTCAACTTCAGATTCCTTAGTGTGCTGGTTTGTTAAATTTATTTCTTTAGATAATATTTCTATTTCGGACTTCTTTTCGATATCTTCTATGGCTTTGTCAATTTTATTTAGTTTGCCATCGATAGATTTTTCAGGTTCTTCAAAATTTGTACCAATCTCACCGATAGGTAACATGGTAGAACCTACAAAGTGACCATCCATCATTTCATCTTCCACCCTATCCATCCCCAAAACATCTTCCCTAAAATCATTTGGACTTACAGCACCCATATTAAATCCAACTCTGTAACGATCGGCCATCTTTTCAATGTCAGGCTGCAAAGCAGAAATATTCCCAAGGTCAAATTCTATCCTTGGACCAGCATCTCCGATATTAGGCATAAACATCTCAGTAATTATTTGC